ACTTCTGGTAGCATTAGCCATAACTTGTAAATACCCGCAGTTAATTGCTCAAAACACCAATGAAACCAATACTTTTAAAAATAGCTTATAGGTATCGCGGATTTGATTATTTAGTTGCTGATTATGCCGGAAATCTTTATTTGATTCCTCATTTCCATTATCGAAGAACTGTTTATTTTAAGAAACTAGAGCCGTTTGATAATGGGAATAAAAAGGCGATCAATTATCACAGATCGAATGTTTCTTTTAAACAATTACGAGAAAGAAAAATACCAGTTGATGAAATTATCACAGTTTATTAAATAGTTCGACTATTGGAGTATCTGAACCAAACTAAGTTTTTATATTTACTAATTTATTTGTAACTTTGGATTTATGAAAACAAAAAGAGTTGAATGTATAAACTGTTCAAACTTCATAATGCCATAATTTAAAAAGTTTGGCGATAAAGAATCTTTTACAGTTGAAAAGAAAGCAAAGTGTAGTTTAGGCAAAAGAGTAATGTTTAGGATGCCAACTAATTTACATCTTGACAATATGGGTTACTTTAGATATTGCAACGACTTTGATAAACTCTAAATATGTCTAAAACAAAGCAATACAGATTAGAAGTAATTGAATTTAAAGGACACTATAAAAAGTTTAGCCTAAGATTCAATACTGAAACTATTTACTGCTTTGAATATAAAATACTACCTTTAAACCGGATTAGAATAAGAACATTGTTTAGCTTAAATTAAAACCAAATGAAAAAAGCTCAGAAATGTCCTGAATGTGGTTATTTAGATGAAATATATATGGGCACTTGCTGTATAGATTGTCCTAGATGTAATTGCAGTATGGATTTAGCAAAAGAAGTTGAGATCATTGATTGGGAAGAAGAACTAAAGATAAAGTAAATGGCAAAGCCTTATAATCATACAGAAGAAGAAAAGATAATTATTGTCACCGAAATATGCGATAGGGTAATAGAGGAAAAAATATCTTTTAATAAGGCTGTTAAGGAATCAAAAATTAGCTATGTTACTTTCTTTCAATGGCTTTCAAAATCAGATCAGTTAAAAGAGCTTTATAACTACGCGACATTGATAAGATCAGATATTCTTTTTGATGAAATGATTGACATTGCCGATGATGGTATTAATGACTTTGTAAAGAAACAGATATCCGAAGGTGTTGAAGTTGAAATACTAAACTTAGAACATATACAAAGATCAAGATTGCGAATTGATGCGAGAAAATGGATACTTGCTAAGATGCAACCTAAGAAATATGGAGAAAGATTAGATTTATCAAGTTCAGACGGTTCAATGACTCCTAAGGTATTGGATTTAGCTCAACTTTCAACCGAAGAACTACTATTGAGGGCGAACGCTACTAATAAATTGAAAGAAAAATAGACTTTTAACTTACGATTATAAAAACAGCCAGCGAGTCAAGGCAAGCGATTGTAAGTAATAAAAATACTAAACTATTAATAATCAATAAATAAACTAAAATGACACCAAAACTAACAATGCAAAGTTCATTACAGGAAATATTTGATGATCCTAAATTTGATGAATTGACGTTAAATGAAATTAAAGCCATCAAAGAACAAATCTTTAAACTTAAAAGAGTCAAAGGTGGCGTTAAAGACTTTTTAGATAAGTTCACAATCGAAGAAATAAAATATCAATATATCAGAATTGCAAACCACAAATCATATTGCACAACTGTTCAAAAGCAACTGATTAAAAGAATAGTTTCAAAGGCTGCAATTATGACTATAAACTACTATTCAGAAAGCAATAAAACTACTATTCAGAAAGAAGAATTAACAACTACTTAATGAAAATAAAACTACCAATATTATTTAATACTGATTCGCTTCAAATGTTGGATAATGCCGATATTGATTTTGATTTAAGATTATGCGACGTTAGACCGATTATATTTTACAGAATAGATGCAATAACTTCTTATATAGAAAATGAAATAGAGTATTGTCAGATTTATAGTGGAAGCCATAGTTATTATTCGACATTAAAAGTTAGTGAAGTTGAAAAAGCTATTGAAAAAAATCAAATGCAATTACAATTTTTGCAATGACTTCTCACGAATTTGACATTTACATAGAACTTTACAAGCGTAAAGAATACAAGCATATTCCTATCGGTATTTATCCTGATGGGAATTACTTTTATATGACACCAAAGCAGATTCGTGCTATTGAATTGTTGAATGATGAAAATACTACCGATGTAGGATATGGAGGATCTGCTCGCAGTGGAAAATCTATTATCGAATGTACCGCTATTATATTTGATTGTTTCGCTTATTCCGACATAGCTTGGGGATTGGCTCGAAAGGAATTATCAACGCTTAAAAGGACTGTTTTACTAACCTTATTCAAGCAGTTTGAATTTTATGGAATAGTTGACTACAAACTAAATAAAACATCTAAAAATACTTATAACTACAATCAGGAGCTAAATAAAATATCGTTCGGCAATAAGTCAGACGTTTTTTTGATTGATACGGCTTATAAACCTAGCGATCCGCTAAACACTAGATTTGGAGGTTTTGAGTTAACCAGATCAGCAATAGATGAAAGCAACGAAACAGAATTATCTGTTGTTTATAAATTGTTTGAGCGTACTGGATGGAGAAACAACGATAAATACAACCTAAAAAGAAAACAGTTTGAATGTTTTAATCCGGCAAAGAATCATGTTTATAATCGTTACTATGTGCCGTTCAAAGAAGGCACTGAGGATGATCATAAAAAGTTTATTCCGGCATTACCTGCTGATAATCCTCATCCAAGCGTAAAAGAGTGGATTCAGGATTTAACTAAAACAGGCGATCAAGTAACTATCCAACGTCAGATATTAGGTAACTTCGATTATGACGATGATCCTTCGGCTTTGTGCCAGTACGATGCTATTTGCGACATATTTACAAACGATCATGTAAAAGGTGGTACGAAGTATATTAGTGCTGATTTAGCGATGCAAGGGCGAGATAAATTTATTGCCGGATATTGGGAAGGGTTAAGATGTACTGTTGCAATTGATAAAGGTAAGTCAACCGGAAAATCAATCGAATTAGACTTGAAAGAACTGAAGAACGATAAAGGTGTAGGCAATTCAAATATAGTTGCAGATAGTGACGGTTTGGGGGCATATCTTGAAAGCTATATTCAGAACATTAAAACTTTTCACGGAAACGCAACACCTAAGAATAAAAAAGAGTTTAAGAATCTTAAATCTGAATGTGGGTTTAAATTAGCAGAGGTGATCAACAATAGAGAAATAAAGATTACTTGCAGTCAAGCGCAACAGGAAGAAATTAAAAAAGAAATATCATCATGTCTTAAAAGAGATAGCGACAATGTCGATAATGACGAACAGAAAAAGAAACTTATCAGCAAAGATAAGATGAAAGAAAGTTTAGGACATTCTCCTGACTATATGGATATGTTATTAATGAGAATGATCTTTGAGGTTAAAAAGGAATTTGTAGCAATGTGGTAATTGAATTTATTTATATATTTGTATCATATAACATTAAAACTTAATACAATGGCAAAGTATGTAAATGATTTAGTATATGATGCAGCGATAGACTACATCAAAAATAATGCAACAGAGGAGTATCTTTGCAGTTCACAACCAACAACAAGGGCAACTGCTATTAGTGCAGCATTAGCAACAAAGACTGGATTAACTTCTGGCAGTTTTACTGGTGCAGCAGATGGTGATATTTCAGGGCGTAAAGTAACTATCAACGCCCAGTCTGGATTAACTATTGATGTTGGTGGTACTGCTACTCATGTAGCTCTTTGCTCTGCTACTCAATTGCTAATGGTTCATACCTGTACTTCTCAGGTTGTAACAGCTGGAAATACTGTAACCATACCAGCGCATAAGTTTGAAATTGCAGACGTAACACCATAACGAAATGACCCAGGCTAATAATTCAATAGCAGTTACAGCCGGAAGCGGTGACTTAGTTGCTACTCATTTAGTAAATAGCAAAGAATATCAGGTTGTAATGGTAGCGAATGAATCAGGTCATATAGACGGTTCTATTCCTACATGGGTAGTTCAAACAGCTAACTCAGCAAACGTAGCCGCAGCACGAACAACATTTATTGATATTTTCAATGCTTCCGGTTCAGGTCAAATCATAGAGATTAAGGGAATTTATATTATTCCTACACTAGCTGCTGTTACTGGTGTGGGTTTGACTTGGGAAATTATAAAGACTTCTGCCATTGGTTCAGGGGGTTCAGCTTTAACGCCAAGACCATTCGATTCAACAAATACAGCGTTAAATGCTAATGTTACGGCAAGAATTAAGCCTTCTGGAGGTGCAACTACTAACTTTATTTTGCTTTCTCCAAACTCTTCCAGCGAAGAAACTATACCTTATGGAAGCATGGCATCAATATTAAATCATGTACCTTCTTTTGCTTATGGTCAAGGTATTTATTTGAGAGAAGGCGAAGGGTTAAAGGTTGATCAAACGACTAATAGTTCAGTCGGTTCAACAAATATTATTGTTGTATTTGTAGTCGAATAACATGAGTTTACTACTTGAGTTAAATTGGAATAATAAGACAGCAACTGTTCAAGATTCGTTTAATACGAATATACTTGATTCGGTTGCTATTACACAAAACCATATAATTCAGGTACAAGACTCATTTAACTCAAACATTTTAGACTCAGTTGCAATAATACAACTTCACAATATTACTGTTCAAAGTAATTTAAACGGTAATATTTTGGATAGTATTATAATAACTCAAAACGTAGTTATTCAAGTTCAAGATAATATCAATTCTAATCTTCTTGATTTAATCTCACTAACTCAGGCGCATAATTTAACGCTTCAGGCAAATGTAAATGAAAATCAATTAGATAGTATTGTTTTATTACAAAACCACGTTATATTAGTTGAAAATAGCTTTAATGATAATATATTAAATAGCGTTTCGATAACTCAAGCGCATTTGATAGTTGTAAATGATTCTTTTAACGCTAATAGTCTTGATTTAGTAAATGTTTCTCAGAATCACGTTATAGATATTCAAAATAATTATGTTTCTAATTTTCAGGATAATATCATAATAGGCATTGTATCTGATCTTATTATTCAAGACATATATAATACGAACATTTTAGATAATATAAAAATCGTTGAAAATAGCACGATTGAAATAAGCGATTTATTTAATTCTGTTTTGATTGATAATTTAACAATACTGCAAAACCACGTATTAAGTATTGAGGATAATTTTGTAGGAATTGGTTTAGATAAGATTGAGGTAATTCAGGATTACTATATTTCAGTAAACGATAATTATTGTAAAAATGAATTAGACAATCTAGGCGTTTATATTATACCGATTATTGGCTTACATCTTTTATTAAAAAGAACTGAACAAATCAGCTTAAAAACACAAAGGACAGTCAGTTTAGAAGTTAAAACAGAACGAATAATTTATTTAGATTTATACTTAAATTAAAAAGATATGCCAACAATAGCAAATGACTTTAAAGTTGAAATGGCAGTCAACGAATCAATCATAAATGCACAAAGCATAAAAGTATTGATAAGAAAGCCTAATACAATTTCTTTTGTTGAAAAAGACCCGACTTCAGTAGATAATGTCAATAACATTATAAAATATGATGTTACAACTGCGTTTAATGACATTGCTGGGGAGTGGGTATTTAAGGTTGTTATTGTAAATAGTTATGGGTTGACTTCAACATCTACAAGTGAATCAATAATAGTAGATGAATCAATTTAAAAATAAATTATCAAATTGATAATAATATCAAAATGAATTTATACATTTGTCAAACGATATTCTAAATCATGGCAGTACTATCTATTGAAGATATAAAAGTCCTAATTAAAAAAGGTAAACCCGAATGGATTAAAGAGGCTTGTGAAGATCACAAAAAGCTGAATGTTCATATCAATGGCGATGATGTTGCTGAATATTTAGAGTCTGTTAATAACTACGAAAATGCAAGGCAATACGATTTGAGAAAAAAGTTTGCAACTTCAAATAAGTTTGTGTTTGAAAACTTACTAAGACCGATAGACAAAATATTCTCAGCTAAAGGTGGAAATAAAACCGTTTCGGCTTCCACTAAATCCAAAGAGCAACTTTTAAAAGATAAGATTTCTGAGATTCAATACGGTTATTCTGTAACTGATTGGATTCAAAAAATACAAGCAAATAAGTTCTATTCAGACCCTAACGGACTGGTCTTTTTTGAGGTTAAAGACAACGAAACTTATCCAACGATTAAGGGTATCAAATGTATCTTTAACTATCTTGCTAATGGTCGTTATTGCGAATGGGTAATATTCAAACCAGAGAAACGAAACGATATATCTGGAAAGCAAATTGATGCTGACTTTTATCGTGTTGTCGATGATAAGTTTGATTATCTTGTAAAGGTTAAAGCTGATTCATTTACTATTGTCGATGAAGAAACTTATCCTTTGATGTTTAAACGCTGTCCTGCTATTATCAATTCAGACTTAATTGATGCTGAATTGGAAATGAAAAAAAGTCCAGTTGATGGAGTTATTGAATTAGCAGATCATTATCTCAATACAAGCTCAGTAAAGAACATATATGAGTTTCTACATGGTTACCCTATCTTCTGGGCATACGTTAAACCATGTCGTAAATGCGATGGGACTGGATTATATGAAGGAGAAACGTGTATAAGTTGTCGAGGTGAAGGTAATACGTTTAGAAAAGACGTTTCAGACGTTATTAAACTAAAACCACCAACATCAAACGAAGAACCTACACTTGCACCAAATATAGCCGGATATGTTCAACCTGATCTTGAAGTTTGGAGAGAACAACGAACTGAATTAGATTGGATTTGGGGATTGATGCATTTTACGCTTTGGGGTACAACCGTTCAGGATTCGCCAAACGGTAAAGAAAAGACAGCAACCGAAGCGTTTATAAATGTTCAGCCAGTAAACGACAAGCTAAATAGTATTGCCGATTCATTTGAAGATTTAGAGAAAAAGATGGTTATGTTTATTGGTCAATTCTATTTAGGCGATGCTTTTAAAGGTGCTTCTATTAATTATGGTCGAAGGTTCTTAGTTGAAAGTCCTGATCAAATTTGGAATAAATACGAAAAGGCAAAGACTTCTGGAAGTCCAAAAGTTTCTTTAGATTATCTTTTAAATCAATTCTATCAAGCTGAATTTGCTAACGACTTGGAGAGTCTAACTGTTGCGACTAAAGGAATTAAATTAGAGCCTTTCGTTCATAAAACAGACGAAGAAATAAGCAAATTAACTGAGATTTCAACCGAAGATAAGTTACGCAAGTATTACTTTAACGAGTGGTTTAAATCGCTTGTTTACGAAGATATTTTACTGAAAGATGTTACGACATTATCAACTGAATTTGAAACATATCTAAAAATTAAAAACGATGCAAGACAAGAAGCACTTAGAGTACAAAGTGACAGAGTGGGACAGTCCAGCGAAAAAGCGGATAGTCAGCAAACAATTAACTAAACGAGGTCATGTTATGATTTCAGAACGTGATGCGAAAACCAACAACTTACAGACTCAGGCAACTGGTTTGTTTTACGAATTAGCAGAGAAAGAAGAAAAAAAAGCAGGCAGACCTGCAAAAACTGAATAACAAATGATTAAAAATATTGATGAGTTGGCGAAGTTCGTCAAAGGTGGCGCAGATGTTCTGCAAAAAGCAATTGATTCAAAAGACGAAATGTCTATTGATTTTATTGAAGGTAGCTTTGTAAGCAACGATGAACTGGAAACCCTTAAAACAACAGTAAGGGCAGAAGGTAAAAAAGAAGGTCATTCAATCGGTTATGACTTTGCTATTAAAGATTTTAAATCTGAATTTGGAATTGAAGTTGAAGGCAAAGATCGTAAAGTAATTGCGTCAGAGATTCAAAAGAAGATTATTAACGATGCAAAGATTGAACCGAATAAAAAGATTGATGAATTGTCAACCTCGTTATCTAAACTACAAAAACAGTATGAAACTGATTTGTTAGCAAAAGACAATGAAGTAAAGCAATATCAATCGAAAGTTAAAGACATTAAAATATCTACGGATTTACAAATGTCGATGCCCGAAGGACTGAATATTATTAAGCCTGACCAATTCGCACTATTGGCACGTTCAACTTACGAATTCGATTATGATGAGAACGGTCAATTAATAGCGAAAAAAGGAGGTAATATTCTAAAGGATAAATTAGAAAAACCATTACCTGTTAAAGAGATTTTAACCGACTTCGCAACTCAAAACAACTGGTTAAACGCTTCCGGTCGTGGTGCTGGTAATCAAAACAATGGTTCAAGCGATTTTAAAACTATCAATGACGTTTTTAAACATATGGAAACTAATAAGATTGATCCTGCAAGTCCAGACGGTGAAAAGTTAATTGAAAAATTTAAAAGTTCACAATCTTAATTTATTAATTTATGGCAAATTACGCTGATTCATTATGGCTTGCTGCTCAATACAAGCTGGATGAAATGATGCAAAAACCGGAGTTTAAACATAAACCTTCGGCTGCTTTATCGGTGTTCTTAAAGAACACAAATATGTTGATTCCGGCTTCGGCTCGTGAAGCAGCATGGAATCAGAAACCTTCTGATCAGGTCTCGGTAACGGTCAAGAATTTGACCAAACAAACCGTTGCTTTGGGTTCTGCTCGTGCTTATAATCATACTGGTGCTATTGGTGACAGTTTGACAGTAACGCCTTCTTATACTACTTATTCTCGTAAGTTTAAGTATTCAGTTAAACAAGCTGACCGTAATGTATTCGCATTAGCTGAAATGATTGCCGCTCAGGTTCGTTCTGCCGCTATTGATCTTCACGGAGGTATTGAAACTGCTTTAATGGCTTTGTTGAATACTAATAAATCACAGGTAGTTGAAAGTTTGACTCCTCAGTCTGGTACTTGGGATGCTGCTGCTTTTATCTTTGGCGTTCTTAATGCTGATAAATCCCAGTATTTTCAATATTTGAAAATGTTCATGGGTGAACAATACTACGGTGGTTCTTTCGATGTTATCAACAATATGCGCGCAATGGCTCATGCTAACTTCTTAGGTCAGCAAGGACAGGGCAACGCTACTAACTTAGGTTGGCAGATTGACGGTCTGAATATGGTTGCTTCTACTGAATTGGCTAACGCTGTTGGTTATGATTGGATGAGTTATATCATTCCTGAAGGAACTATCGGTATTTTGCCTTGGATTCCTACTTTGAACCGTCAGGGATTTGGTGAAACTTTCCGTGTTGGTGGTCGTTATTCTACCATCGCTGATCCACTTGGTTCAGGTTTGACTTTTGCCGTTCATGAATATGCTATCGGTGCAGACAATCAGGCTGCTGCTGGTGAAACTCAGGACATTGATGTTGAAGTTGAAATCTCTATCGACTTAGCTCCTATCATTGCTCCGATGAGTACTGCAAACGCTTCTCCAATTTTCAAAGCTGGACAACTTTCATAATTATGAAAAAGTTTATCTTTTTGCTTGCATTAACCCTTATAGTATCGGTTGCAAGCGCACAAATCGGAGCAGTTAAAACCACTACTGCAAAAACATTAGTTGATGCTGCAACTGTAACGTCTGATGTTATTACCGTAACAGGACAATGCAATGCAATAACTATTCAGACCGTTTATACCCAGATAGCTGGTACTACTTCTGTAACCGCAACGGTATCTGGTTCTGTTGATGGTGTTAAATATGTTACGCTATCCGATGTTGCTGGTTTGGTTAAGGGATTTCCTTCGATTACGCCAACATCAGTAGGTAATGGATATATTTATGATGTCATTGTTCAAGGAGTCCCATTTAACTATTATAAAGTAACGTCTCTTGGTGCTGGTACACAAACGACTACCGTAGTAACTAAATACGTCTTAAAATAATGTTTCAAGTCAGCAAAATAAACAGCAATGTAATCGGATTGATCGGTTGGAAACAGTCGATTGATCCGGCTCATGCCGTTATTGATGCTACTAATTTAGCCAGCTCATCAGGTTCGTATTTTCAGGACTTCTCATCATTAGTAACTGCTGATAATATACAACAAGCTCAGAACTATCCAAATATCTCAGCAGCGCAATTAAATACGCTATTGGGAGAAATGAATCAGTCTGCTTTTGTTAAAGTATTAAATCAGGTTTTTCAGGATGAAGATATGATTGAGAATAAAATTCTATATCCTTACGAATCATCGTTTGCTAATGATTTAGACAATGATGTTTCTTTCGTTGGATATGAATTAGAACAGCCTACACGAATGGAATTAATACACGTCTTAAATAACATCGTTCTTTCGTTCGATGCTGTACAAAGCGTTAAAATACTTCTATTTCATAGCTCAAGGAAAGCTCCAATATTAACTAAAACTATTACAACGGTTGAGAATTCAGACGTTGATACGGTTTTAAATTGGACACTATCGAAAGAGTATAACGGAGGACTGTTTTATATTGGATATCTTCGTAGTGGATTAGTAGCAAAGGCAAAAAATAGGAATTGGAACAGAGCAAACGTAAGAGCTTGTTTCAATACCCTAAAAATTAATCCTGTTATCATTTCTGGTTGGAATAGTGAAACACTTTTTAATATTGAGGACAGAGTTTATTCAGATAAAACATTCGGAATGAACTTTAATATCTCAGCATGGAAAGACTACACAAATACGATCTTACAGAATAGGAATAAATTTGTCAATGCTTTAGGCTTACAAATGGCTGTTGATGTGCTAGACTTGATTCTTAAGAGTACTAATGTCAATCGTACGGAACGAATCACTAAATCGGCTGTATTGTATGAATTAGAAGGTATTGTTGGTGAAGATATGCCAAAGGTGCTAGGACTTCGTGCAAAACTATCGGCCGAAATTAAAAGACTTCGGAAAACGTTTATTGACATACCGCAAATAAGCAAAGGAACGCTATGAGTAAAGGAATAGACATACCAATTGATTCACTTCGTACAATGTTTCAAACCTATCTATGGAAAGGCAAAAACAGGTCTTTTTATGGTCGGGTTTTTAGAAATGAACGATTTGCTGATTTTGGTAGTAAAGTTTCGCCTGAGGTCTGGTTAAGTGCTAATAATTATATCGAAGTGTTGAAAGATATTCGGTATGATGCACAATGTTTCTTCGATATTCAACCAAGTTCTACTGTAAACACTCATATACATACTTCCGATGTTTGGCTTTGTTTCATGGTTAATTTACAGGCTTTATATCCTACACTAACCAGAACAGAAGCAACTGAAAAAGTATGTGTTGAGATTGAAAAACTTCTGGTTCAATCTGACTTCGTTTATGAAGGATTAATCAGAGGTTATCAAGGCTTTATGGGTTACGATTGGGGTGAAGATAGAACAACACAGGCTAAAGCTGATATGAGTCCTCATTACTTATTGCGGTTTAATTTAAAGGTAAGTTATTCAATATCAAATTGTTTATAAAAAATTGAAAATATGGCAACTTGCACAAGTGTATCCCCTAATGTGGGTACTTTCTACGGTTTAAAAAATAGCGGTTTAGGTTCGCCGATTGGAATTATCCTTACAAAAAAGGGTTACGCTATGTCGGCTGCAAATTTCGCTTTACTTGCTCAGCACATTATAGGTGTTAAAGCAAAAAATGAATTTCCGATTAAAATTAAAGACTTTGCGGATAATTCAACTGATCCTACTTACTTTGACTTTCCAGATGAAACAAGGGAAGTAACAAGGCAAGGTAAATACCGCTTTACTGTTATGGCTTTGGTTAATCCATGCCTGAAAAAAGAATTGATGAAGTTCAGACAGTATAATGGTGGCGTTTGGTTCGTTTACGACAATAACGTGATCTTAGGAACATCTAACGATTCAGGTGTTAATATTTCAGCTTTGACTGTTTCGATGTTGAACGTTGAAAAGATGAAGATGCCGATGGCAGATGGCTCTGTTGCTCCGATGGTTAATATCGTGATTGATCTGGATGATGAAAAAGAACTTTCATTGTATTCATATCAGAACGAAATGGCTTGGAATGTTCGCACATTGGACGGTTTAACCCCTGTTACGATTGATCAATTTGGTGCTGCAACTGCTACTTCGGTTGTTGTAGATGTATTCTCTGATTGTGACGGTGGTTGTGAGTTGCCTGTTACTGGACTTGTAGCCGCTGACTTTGCTATCTCGGGTGCAAGTACGATCACAAGTGCAACTGAAAGCGCAACTATTGACGGACGTTATACGCTTGTAACTGTTGGCGCAACTGATTCAACTGTGATTAACTTAGTTGATCCTACGTTGGTAAGTTTATCTGACTTTCCGGTTATCTGTACTGTTCCGGCTACTATTGATGTAACTTAGTTAGTTATTGGGTGACAAAGAACAACTCATTTCTAAAATAAGCACAAATTAAGGGAGTCTTCGGATTCCCTTTTTTCGTTAAAAATAAATGTGAATTTTATTTATTAAATTTGTTGCATGGATGCTTTACAAGACATGGCAAATAAATTAAAAAATATCAATCTTGTTGAGATTGTAGATAACGCCATTGATCAAACTAAAGATTCAATCGTGAATTTAAACAAAGATCAGTTGTTGCATGGTATCGCAACCGACAATACACTTTTAGGTCGTTATACCCCAGCTTATGCCAAAAGAAAGGCAAAGATCAAACAATCGCTTGCACCTTCAGGGATTTATGATTTTAGTCTTTATGGAAGTTTTCATGATGGTATGTATGCAGCCGACAAAGGAGATATTGAGGAAATAGGTTCTATTGATTTAAAAGAGGTTTGGTTAGAGAAATACGGAGGCGGTGCAAATCGTGTATTTGGATTAACTGATGAGAATAAAACAAAATATTCACAAACGATATTAAAGCCTGTTATTCAGGAAAAGATAAAATCATATTTAGGAATTTAAAACTTACGATTATGAGCTGTTTCTGTTCAGATAAAAAGAAATTAGATTTTGACTACGTTAAAAGATTAGCGGTTGCAGAATCATTGACCAAAAAAATTGATATTCAAATTTATTTTACCTTTGGGTATGATGGAAAAACAAAGTACTATGACTATGAAGAAAGCAACGGAGGTCGAAAATTACAAGTCGTTGAAATTATACGATTTTCAGAACCTGAAAGCCTCAGTATTTTACCAAATATTGAGTTCGCAGGATTTGAGTCTGTTAGTAAAGAATCGGAAATTGTTAAACCAAAGTCAAGAGTTAAACGAGTTGTTACAAAACCAATTGATTCAGATTCAGGAACAGTACTATAAATCAACTGATGAAGGGAAGTTTAAAACATTCGTTTCTGAGCGTTCATTTGAAAATGATCAAGACAGAGAGATGATAATTATAGACGGTTGTTCTTTGGCTATTGATTTTGAAAATAAGTACGGAGTTAAAATATTCGATTACATTGAACCATTAAAGACAATAGGAATAGAAGGTTCAATTGATCAAATAATACGTCAGATCAAGCAAAAACGAATGAAATACAAGTTTTTTAATACTAACAAAGAAAAGCAATCGAATGAAACGGCAAAGAATGACTTTTACGATCTTATTGGAATCGCTAGTCACAAATTAGGCTATCACATACCTAGTGATATTTTATTGATTGAGTGGTGTGGAATATTAAACACTTTAAAACGAATGACCGATGGCAGGGGGAATAAAAAAGACTGAAATAGTCGAAGCTGACCTTAATCAGTTGTCGAATGAATTAAAAATAGTTGGTGACCAAATAGGACGTATTATTGATATGTCTGCAAAGGTTAAACCGATTACCGGATTGGGCGATCTGTCAAAGGCAACGAAAGAAACTGCCGATAGGGCTAAAGAGCTAGATGCTGTTGGAAAACAGTTAGCAGCAAGCGAGGCTAAATTAAATCAATTAAGTGATGAAAGATCAAAAAAAATAGCAGAGAATAGGTTAAGAATTCAAGAACTTACAAAGGCTCAGAAAGATAAAATAAAAGCTGATGAATCAGAGGAAGGTTCTTTGGTAAGAATGAGACAGAGATTATCTGAACTTACTACTGCATACGATAAGACAGGAAAAAAAACAAAAGAGGCTACTGCCGAAATCAATAAACTTAGTCGTGAAATAGGAGCCGCAGAAGCTGCAACTAATAGACATAGTCGTGGTGTGGGTGGTTATGCGGATCAGTTAGGTAAATTGCCTGGCCCGATTGGTGGAGTAGTTGATTCTGCTAAAGGTTTGACTTCAACATTTACCGGACTATCAGTAGCAGAGTCTTTAGTATTATGGCCTATTGCACTAATAGTTGCTGCGTTTGCTGCGTTGTATTCTGTATTTACTAGTACAGCAGATGGAGCTAAACTAATAAAGGAAGTTATGGCCTCTGTTGGGGCTATATTTGATGTTGTAAAACAACGTGCAACGATTTTAATTGATGCTTTTAAAGAACTATTTTCAGGTGACTTTGCTGATGCTGCAAGACTATTTGAAGATTCTGTTTCTGGTATGGGTAATCAAATGAAAATAGCAGCAAGTGAAGCATGGAATTTAGTAGAGGCTCAATCAGCATTAAATAAAGAATTAGCTTTTCATGTATCTGAGGAATCGAAAGAAGTTAACGCAATTCAAAAAGCGTTATTTGCTGCAAAAGATAAAACTAAATCAGATAAAGAAAGATTAGATAATCTTAAATTGGTAATGAAATTAAGCAAAGAACAATCAGAAAAAGAAGTTGAATATGCAAAAAGACAATATATAATTGATACAGATAAGGCAGCATTAAAAGCTAAAGTTTCGGGCGTTACGGGTGATCAATTAAGAGCATTCATAGAGCTTGACGCAGTCGAACAAATGCAAACATTAAAAACTTCTAATTCACTTAAAAAAATGTATGATTTAATAGGAGGTTCTGATAAATTCAAGCCATTAGAAGAATCTTATGCAAAAGTTATACAAGCTGATACTGAATTTTTCGCATCAAATAAAAGAACACAAAGCCAACAGTCAACTATTATAAATGAAATTGCAAAAGAAAGAGAAGATAAAGCAAAGGCAGCGAAAAAAATAGAAGAAGATAAGGCAAAAATGGAAGTTGATATTGCAAAGGCTTCTTGGGATATTAGATTAGAAGGTGAAAAAGAAATAACTGATACTATTAAAGAGGAAAGCGATAAATCTGCTCAGGATGCAAAAGAGGCTATTATTTTAATTGAAAAAGCAAGAAAAGATTTAACTGATACAGTTATTGGTCAGGCTCAAGAACAGTCTGACGCTGAAAAATTAGCCTTTCAAGAAACTGCAATAGATCAAATAACTCAGGCAAAGGGCAATTCTGATAAAATAGCTGATATTCAGCACCAATTAACATTAGACATGATTGATTCTGAACGTAACGTAAAGCAAGCTATTTTAGATTCAATCGGATTAGAACCAGAAGCCTATGCACAAGCTAGTGAACAACTAAGAAGATTAAACATTCAGCGCAAGGAAGAGGAAATAGCATGGGCGCAAAAGACTAGCGAGGAAAAGAAAGCAATCGTTTCTGAAACCATGACAGCTACTAATGCACTTTTGCAACAAGGTTTATCATTCGCACAACAAATCTATTCAGCACAATCAACAAGAGCGCAAGAGGCTTATGATACTGAAATGGCAGCAGCTGGAGATAGTTTGGAATATCAAACTTTAGCTAAACGTAAATTCGAGGCAGAAGATAAGAAGATCAAGCAAAGACAGGCTATTGCTGAAAAACTTCAAGCCATACTTACTGCTAGTTTAAATTTAGCATTAGCAATAGGTAGTCCAAACGTATTTGCTAAACCTATTTTAATTGCAAGTGCTGTTTTAGGTTTAGGTATGGCTTTAGCTACACCTATACCTCAATTCGCAGAAGGTACAGACTTTGCGCCTAGTTCGTTTATCGCAGGTGAACAGGGTTCAGAGTTAATCAGAACCAAATCTGGTAAAATGATTTTAACCCCGAATAAAGCAACTTTATTCTCTGATAATAGTCTGATAGGTTCTTCAGTTATTCCAGCTGATCAAACGCAAAGAATGTTAGCAAATATGGCATTTAATCAAGTTCGTGAGGTTGTTGATATGCGAGATACAAATAAACACCTTTCTGGAATTGAAAAAAATACCAGAGAACAAAAATATACAGATTCAAGAGGTAGATTAGTTGTTAAACGTGGAACAGTAAATTCAGTATTATGATTGTAGCTCAATTAAACCCTTTACGCTTTTACGCTAATAAGCTATCGAGGCAATGGGAAAACACAGAAAATGAACGTAGGTTGGTTACTTATCCAATGTATTTAGATGGTGCAACATTAAAAGTAAAAGTACCACAATTCAGCGTTATAATTAATGAAGCTGTTTCGAGTGTTTCAGCAAAGATTTATAATTGCAAAGGCGATGAAATTGCAACATTATCAACTTTTACAACTATCGCTAAAACCGGATATAGTCAGATCATTTATTTAGGTTCAGTCATTACTTTAGATGACATTGATAATTATGAAATAAGACTAACAATAAACTCAGTCGTTTATTATTCTGACTTCTTTCTTTGGACAAACGATTTAGATGATAAACTAAAGATCGTTGCTGAAAGTTCAAAGATAACATTAGGCGATTATGAATATGAAATGGTTAATAATTCGCATGAATTTTATCTGGATATTAAACCACTTTCATCAAATACCTATCTGAAAGAAGAAGCAAACGAAACGGATGCAATAACGAATATTAATTATGGTAGTTCAGCTTTGCTAAGATCGTATCTGATTAGAGCTAATGAGCCTATATTTATGTTTTTAAGAGCTTTACGGATACTTTTATGTAATGGCTCGATAAAGTTTACGCATAAGTTTATCGAGTACCAGGCAGTCGATATTATAACCGAAATTGAAAGCGATTTAGTTAATGCTGATTTAATGAATGTAAAGATTGAATTTAAAGTATTGGCAGAGGTTGCAAGTGTCTTTAATGGCTAATAATAATATTCAAAACATTTATTAAATTTGTTTCATGATTAATTATACTCTATCCATAGATACTTCAGGAGGCAAAAATCCAAACGGATTCTTTACTATTGGCGTGGTTCAAGTTGCTGAAATGCAATCAGAGTATGTAGATGATAATATAAGAATAGAACGTCGTGGATTTGGCGAAATACAGGCTAAAAACGAGCCATACAAATACACTAAACTAGGCGGTGACAGATATAAACTTTACGACATTATTAAATCGGTTGCACCAAATCAGGAAATATGGTTAAAATTTGTTTCTACTTATGAAACTTTATACGCATACTTTGGAATTATTGACTGTAAATTAGATAATGATGAAAAGTTTATAACAATTAAACCTTACATTTTAGATCAATATACTGACTTACTTGAAAACAGGGAGAATGAGGTTAAATTGTTCGATGAAACTAACCAGATTGTTAACGGTGACTTTAGAGAATGGACAGCCGGAAATCCGAACGGTTGGACAAATATAGGTGAGGCTGTTTTAGAAAAATCATTTGTTTTAGATACTTCTGCAATATCATTAATAAATAGAGGGGACCCTGGTGCTGGATTTGGGTTTATATCTGGAATAAAATTAACACTAAAAAATATAATTGCGGATAAAGGTCTTGCAATATCATTTTTATATGCTTTGGCTGGTGGTGGTTTAGACCGTGAAGATTTGGAATGTGAGATAAATATTAAAGACCCAATTGTAGGAACATTTTACTATTTAGATATAAATGGCAATTGGTCGTTAAGCTATAAAAGAATCAAATATGGTAATCAATTATTACCTTTGGATATTTCATCGGTAGAATGGTTTAAAAGGTCTATAAACGCACAAAACCCACCAATAAAAGGAGAGATAAATATTTATTTTTATCACTATCATAATGGGTTTACAGATATTCAAACCAGATTATTATTAACTGATGTTATTATTTCTACTTCATCCGTTGCATTAAAAACCATAAAGGTAGAGTTAAATTCAAAATTACTTATCACTAAAAATGAAGACGCACCGGAAATAACTTGGGCAAAGCGCAAACCAAAGGCTAATTTTTATAGTACTAAAATAAACTATCAACAATCTTTAGATAACTTTTTCGATGGAAATGGAAAGCCAATTGAAGGCAATTTAATCATGTCAGATGATAACGGAGTTCAGATAAGCAGTATTATACAATTTTTTCAGGAACAAACAAGCAAATCGTATAAGTTTGAATTATCCTCAATAACTATTTTTAAATGCGAATACATTGCTACTAAAAAAAGAAGGTTTAGAGCAATTTGTGAATTTACTAGGGAAGAAATCTATTTCATGGCAAAAGATTCAAATAATCAGGATTTGCCAGATGTTCCACCTGAAACGGATGCCGGATGGTATAATACAAATACCAAAGTAGCTGGTAGAAATCTTTGGATTAGAACTCCTTTCAATATGGCATCTGATACATTACCGTGGGTTAAATCAGCTATTGACATAGGGGATTGGAGAGTTTATAATAATACATTTGGTTATTATGATAGTGTTAAATCAGTAAAACAATATCCTATAAGCGTAGATAAATCAGTAGAAATAAATAATGCTATTGACTTACGAGAGATATTTACTAAAGTTTATCGGGAAACCCACATTTCACTAAGAGGTAAAAATGTTTATTCTAACTTTCTTTGGAACGATACTTTATATGTTCAGGAAACCTTAGATGTGTACATTAATAATGATGAAAATACAAACTATGTTACTGCAACAGATCAAACAAGCGATGTAGAACCTAAAAATGAATTAAACAAAATAGCAGCCGTTCATACTTACGAATTTTCAACAGAACCAGCAACCGATAAAGAAAAGACTATTTTAAAAATAACTTTTCAGGATTTAATGGCTGATTTTTTGGCTCATTTTCCACAATGTTATTGGTTTATAGACTCAAATAAAGACCTGCATATTGAACACGTTAAATACTACGACAGGATTAATAAAGCCAAAGACTTAACAGTTGATCAGTATTCGTACATTAGGAAATATCAAAAGTGGGAATATATCAAAGACAAACTTTATTCACTTGAAAAATATCTATTCAAAAACTCAGGTAATATTGATTTTATAAGTTCAGAGGTATTGTTTGAAAAGATTGCATCAAATAAAAGAGGTCAGGACATTAAACTAGAAGTTTCAAGTAAAGTTTTAAGTACTGATTTATCATGGTGTTTAGAAAACAGAAACGGACTTGATAACGGAATAGTTTTAATTCAATACGATACGATTAATGATATTAATGTTTGTCGCAAAGGAATAGGACAAAATACAAAAGATTCCATTATTAACGGCGAACTTAGTTGTGCTTCATTATTGGTTAAGTATGCCACGTATGAAGGTACATGGAAACAAAGTAAAATTAATAATAAGGGATTTAACAATACTTTGTTTGACTTCTATCTATATAAGACAACTAAACATATCAGACAAGGCGAAGAAATAACGATTAAAGGTATATTTTTAGATAAAATTATTTTTACTAATTTAGGGCTTGGAATTATAACACAAAGAAATGTTGATTATGAAAATGAAGTTACTAAAGTGGTAGCTATGTATAGGTATTCTGATCCGTTCCCGATTTACGGTTCAGGTAAAGATGAACCAATAATATAAACGATATGGCACTAACTGCACAACGAATAATAGATGCTCTGTTCTTTAATCAAGAAACAGACCCTACACCAATAGATCAGACTTATATTCTTTTAGATCATCCTTCGTGGGATGAGCCTAGAAAAATACTTTATCCTTTGACGGCTTCTGATTCTGGTGTTTTACTTGGTGGTAATTTAATTACTTCGTCAGGTTGGACTTTTGCCGGTTGGACAGGAAATGAATCAATCGGATGGACTCACGTTACAGGAAATACAAGCGTTTTAAGCAATGTTTTATCTGCAATTAGTGGAAAGACTTATCAACTACAATTAACTGTTTCAAATCGTACAGCAGGTTCATTTATCGTTAATTTTGGAGGAGATACTTCTCCGGCTTTAATTTCTTCGACAACTTATTCATTAACTGCTACAAGTAATGGTAATTTAACAATTACACCTACTTCAGCATTTGATGGTACTATTTTAATTGCACTTAAAGAGGTTGTTTGGGAATTAACTAAAGAGGAAATATGTGCTATTTTAGGAATACCAGATATTTCAGGACTTAATACAGGTGATCAAGATTTATCTGGATTAGTTGAAAAAGAAACCGGAAAGTCTTTAATTGCTGATACTGAAATTGCCAGACTATTAACAATCAAATCGAATCCGTATCAAATCTTAATGCCAGCCGGAAATATAGCTACTAAAATTGCCGGAGCTACATTTGCACCTACCGGTTGGGCAACGATAGCACAAAGCGGAGATTACGATGCAATTATAACTCATACTTTAACAGGTCGCAAGGTTGGATTTGTGAATGTATTTGAAACTGACAGCGGAGATCGTTTATTGAGTTTTGACAAAGGAACAGCATATACCGGAATATTAGGCGGTGCAACGACTGTAAAGATTGAAGGACTTGCACCAACCTCGTTGCCTATTCGAGTTGAATTAATATTTGATTAATGACTGACTTAACGAAATATAATCCTTTAGTAGCTTGGTTCACTTTAGCTCAATCCGTAGTTCAATTAACTAGGGAAACTATTGACGATGTAGCAACTTTCAATATCACAGTTAAAGCTATTGACACAAACAACATAGGCGCAAACGAAGTTGAAATAGGTTACACTTTTACTGATAACATTGGCACACCTTATAAAATAATCGCTTTTGACTCAACTTCAATAGATGTATCTGATATTTTTCGGGTAGGGTGTCCAGTTGGTGGAAAGGTTGGAATAGTTCATAAATCAGCTTACAAAGGATATTCTATTCATTTGCCTAGTGAGTTACTTTACAGACTTCATCAAACAGCTGTAAGCAATAACAATAAGTTTGCAATGTCTATTTTATGGCAGAACGACCCGAATGGAAGAAGGTTGCCATTTAATAATATACTAATGCCAGAGATTGCTGATTATAATGTAGAACTTATAGATGAAGATGGTGTTCACTTTTTCCCAGCTGAAGATTATGGACAAAATCCTCAGTTTGAAGTTTGGCAATATGTAGAAGATGGTAAATACTCTAGACTTCCAGTTGACCCACAAGTATCAAGAGGTTTTGACGGTACTATAGGTAGGGTGCTATTTTCAGGAACAGGCGAATTAATAACAGGATATATCTTAATAAAAAACTAATATGAAAAAGTTACTTACAATATTATTAATCTTATTCGCATTTATTGTCAATGCTCAAGACCTATCGCCACTACCTTCAATTACCGGAACTGTTAAAAAACTTATTGCACCAAATACTCCGGTATTTTATTACAACACATTGGATTCAGCAATGTGGGTATTTAAAGGTGAAACCGGATGGTATAGGTTCGCTTCATTGAGAGACTTTAGGAATTATTGGAGTAAAACCGAAATCACAACATCTGATACTACCAGATGGGGATTAGGTGGAACTTCATCTATCAAAGCTGCAAATGGATTGCATTTATCAAGCGATACAGTTAAATTAGGTGGAAATTTAATTGAGGATACAAATATCGCACTAAATGATAAAACAATAATATTTTCAGACTCTACAAAATACAGTAATGGTAGATATTTCGGCATAGAACCATCTAATGTATTTATTTCAATAATTGACTCTATCCCAAACACTAATTCAATAGTTGATATATCAAAAGACAAAATAGAAAATGTAAATAACTCAGACTCAACACAAACAATGATGAGGCTAACTAATGATGATGCTTTATTGTGGTGGCATTATTACGATAACGATAATATAATAAATTACAATTCAAACGTCAGTTTGTATAATAATAGAGTAGCGTTGTTATCCGAAAAAGGAAGCCATCAAACAGAAATAGTACAAACATCAGATAGCATATCAAATAAATTTAGAAAAGACTTTAACACAATAGAATACAGTGGAACAATTCAGGACTCGACCGGAATAAAGTATCATAGAATAAATTCTGAATATTTTCAGGATTCTACATTAATTCCTAAGTATATGCTTGATGAAGGCATTATAAGCGTTGAAAACAACCAAATTTTTTCTTTGGATGTTTCTGGAACTAATACAAAAACTATAACACTAACAAAACAAGGAGGAGGAACATTAACGGATACATTTACTGATTTAGATAATCAAACATTATCAGTTTCCACAAGTGGAACAACCCGAAATATAACCATTTCTGGTGGCAATTATATTGGTATTAATGTTGCTGATAATGATAATGATCCTTTAAATGAAATTCAAGCACCTACAAGGGTTGGGGATAATATTGGTTTAACCCAAACAAATACAACTATTTCAATCGCTGATAAACTTAGTACAACATTAAATTCAGGTAATATTTTTGTTGGTAATGCTTCAAATATTGCCACAGGTGTTACAGCTTCGGGGGATGCTTCAATAACAAACGCTGGATTAGTTGCAGTTAATAAAACAAGGCTAAATGTCCGCAATGAAACAGGCACAACAATAACAAATACTAAAGTTGTTTATGTTGATGGATTTAACAATTTACCACTAATAAAATTAGCTGATAATACGGACTTATTAAAACATGACGTTATTGGGGTTACAATAGCTTCAATAACAGATCAGGCCAATGGTATTGTAGCCACTAGCGGACAGTTTGATGCTGAAACAAATACTTGGAATGTTAAAGATATTTTGTATTTATCTACCTCTGGAAATTTAGTAACAACACCCCCTACATCTGGAGCAGTAATAAGAATTGGGGAGGTTACAGTAAAGGAAAATTACCCAACTGGAAAAATATTATTAGCCGTCAGATTTGAAGAAAATATAGTTGCTGGTGGTGCTACTGAAAATATTATTCTTAGAACAGGAGATAACGCCGGTACAAATAAAGTATCAGTCAGAAATTATGCAAATACCGAAGTAGCAAATATAAATAGTTTAGGTCAAATAACTGCCTCACAAACAACTACAACAGGAGATACTTATTTATTAAGCACAACAAGCGGATTGATTAATAAACAGTTAAAATCATCGTTAGAACCTGCTTTAATTAAAGGCAATCTAACTGCTGGAAGTAATAAGGTGACTATTGGTGGAACAGGTACAGGGGCTGTAATAGGAAGTGGTGCTAGTGTTGATGTAAATGAAGAAAATTTAACTCTTTCAAATATCGGGGGAAGTGTTACAGATAGTCAAGTACCAAATACAATTACACTTGATAATATTACTCAAATAACCAATAGATCATCAAGCGATATAACCGAAGGCTCAAAATTATTTTATACCGATGCTAGAGCAAGGGCTGCAATTTCTGAAACTGTTACAGGATTAGATTACAATAATACAACAGGGGTAATTTCCCAAACAACGGGATATGGAATCCCAACAACAACTCAAATCGGTCAAATTCATGTAAGTGGTTCAGATAATCAAACCATATCAACCACAGGGGCTGTTGGAAATATAACTTTGAGTGGAAGTGGAGGAACTTTGAACTTGAATGTGAATGATGCCGATGCCTCTATAACCAACGAAGGTCAGCTGAGTACCGTTGGAACAGCCAACAACGCTACAATTCAATCCAATACAAGTGGTTCAAACGTCTTGAATATAAGAGGTGCTGGAATTAATGTTGTTTCAGCAAGTGGTAATGCTATTACAGTAACAGCAACAGAGGTTGATGGAAGCATAACAAATGAAGGTCAGTTAACCGTTGCAGCAGGAACGTCTACAAGTTCAATTATCAATTCAAATACTTCTGGACAAACAGGCGTTACAGTTCAAGTTGATGGAACAAATCTTGGGATAAGTGAAACAGGGAACGTAGTCACATTGTCAAACTTGAAACCTGATACCTATGCTGCTGTAACAAAGGGAAATCTAACTGAATCAATCACAGGGTTACAATTTGACAATACAAGACAAGTTATAGGTGGAACTGCTGATTTAAGTGTAACAAGTGGTTATTTGATACCAAGTACAGCAAGTGCAACGGCATGGGATAATAAGCAACCTCAATTAAATGGAACAGGATTTGTAAAAGCAAGTGGAACAACAATAAGTTATGACAATTCAACTTATGAACCAGCATTCTCAAAAAATACAGCCTTTAATAAGAACTTTGGTACAACTGCTGGAACTGTTTTGGAGGGTAGGCCTTTCGGTACTGCTGCTGCTAGTAATGCAGGTGATTTTATTCAGAATGGAACTGCCCAACAAGCAAATTCAAATTTTAATATTAGTGGAACAGGTATAGCCAGAGTACTAGCGGTTAATAATTCAAAAGCTTTTTTTGGTTTTGTAAACGACATTGTAGGGGTTGATGCAAGTACTGGGGCTTATGGTGTTGGTGACTCTCATATAGCTACAGATGGAACAGCATTAAGATTTTCTACGCTTGGGAATAACCCAATGTATTTTACTACAAATGGTTGGAATAATAAAAGATTAACTATTCAGGCAACTGGGGAAGCTGAATTTTCATCAACCATTCAAGCCACCACAGCCAAACTAACTAACTTAACTGACGGCTACATTCCTTACCATATTTCAGATGCTAGTGGGTTGGGGAATAGTCCTATTTATACGGATGGAACTAATGTAGGAATAGGCTACTCCACAGGCAGCGAGATAAACAACAATAAGTTAGCAGTGAATGGTTCTATACTTAGTAAAACATTAATATCAGCACTTGCAACAGGAAGCGGTAATTTTGGAGCACCTTTTTATGATGAAGCATTATATGGACAAGACCCCTTATATAAAAGTTCTATTTCATTTGGGAACGAATGGCTTGGTTCAAGTGGAACATATATTAAATTTTCGGTAAATAGTAGGAGTGGAACAAACACACCATTAAAGGTATTAGAAATTAACCCACTTGGTGAACTTAATATTCCAAAACTTGCCGGCTCTGGGACACGAATGACAATAGTTTCAAGTGATGGAACGCTTGGAAGTTCTGCAATTCCAACAGGACTAACACTTGGAACCACCCACGGAACAGCAGCATATGGAGATCATAATCATGCAGGGGTGTATGACAATTATGGGAATTGGCTTTTATCTGAAAATTTTGGAACATCAAATAATATAAATTCTGGCTCATTAGTAGACTTTTACAATGGCGATGGTATAACGGTTGCTTTATCATCAATTGTTGGAGGAGTACGATTGACGCCAAACTTATATTTGGCAGGGTTGACAACAATTGTAAATCCAACAACGTCTTATTATATCCCAGTTACAGGTGGTTCAAGTAACACAAAAATAACAGTAACCACGCTGGAATCAATTCTTGGTACAACAGCAGGAACGGCTTCAAGATTAGTTATGCGGGATGGTTCTGCGGATGCGTATGCTCACAACTTTATTTTAAGTTCAGACCGAAGATTGAAGAAAAACATTATTGACTTGCCAAATACTTCTTGGACTGACAAAATAGAGTTCAAGCAATTCCAATTCAAAGATGACCCAAAGGAAAAGATTAGGTTTGGTGTTATTGCTCAGGATATAGAACAAATTGCACCTGAATTAGTATCAACTGATGAAAATGGAATGAAGGCAGTTTCCTATATAGATATGTTGATTGCTAAAATATCCGAAATGGATAAAAAAATAAATGCCTTGACTCAAAAGGTTGAAGATTTGGAGTTCATCAACGAAGGACAAAAGGAATTACTAAACATGAAAAAAGTCAAACGTCATGCGAAATAAACTATTAATATTTTTATTACTGATAAGCTCGTACAGCTTTGGGCAATCCGTACCGAATAATGAAGTTTTCTCTTTACAGGATGTATATGATGCAGTTCACAATCATACACCTGCAACAATAAAAACACTTCAATCATGTTTTGACAATGCGATAAGTGGTTATTTTAATGCAACATATAACAACAACAGTTATGCTCCTTCAAATAGTATGCTTAGGTTTAGGGATTATAAACCAACCGGAGGATGTAGTGTTCCAACTATAACAACAGCAAGTATAACTAATATAAAGCCATTTTCCGGCGATGGTGGTGGTAATGTTACTTCTGATGGAGGATGTTCTGTAACGAGTAGGGGCGTTTGTTATAGCACCTCAACAAATCCCACGTTATCTAATTTTTATACATCTAATGGAAGTGGAGTTGGCAGTTTTTCGAGTTCACTATCTGTTACATGTGGTACTACTTATTATGTGAGAGCTTATGCGACTAATAGTCAAGGAACGGCATATGGTAATGAGGTTAGTTTTACTCCATCTGAATCTGCTTTAAATATATATTCAATATGTTTTGCTGTAACAACGATAAGTTGTGGAAATGTCCTAATTAATAGCTTAGCCACTGCGCAAACAGCAATTACTTATTTAAAAACATGTACATTAAACTCAGTAAGCAATTCTGGACTCAGGGCAGAGTCGTTATCTGTTGGACAAAGCACGTGGGATGTATCTACTAGCTGTACTCCAAACTCAAGAACTTGGTATGTATACACAGATGGAAGTTATTTCACTCCAAGTTCAAATTTCTATATAGTAAATTCTGTTGGTGCTGTCATACAATCAGTAACACTATATCCATAAATGAAACTATCTGATTTGACAATTAAAATATTTTATTAATTTAGTATCAAAATTTAAAATATTTGAATATGCCTCCAAAGATAACTCCTGAAATTCTCAGAACACCTGAATGTGTAGAGTGTTTTGAAAATATAAATACTCATGCTAATTATGTATTTGGAATGTTTGAAGTTAAATCAAACGAAGCAATGGAAAAGCACGAGGAGGCATTTACAAAGCATTTAAAACAATCCGGAGAAAAAGCAGATCAATTTTATTCAAGTCAAGAGGACAAATTTAAGGAAGTCATAAAAGAAGCAATTAAAGACATGACATCTACAATTAAATGGTTTCTTGGGATAATACTTGTAATTGTAATGGCCGTTGTTGGACTTACGATCGGAAATACTGTTTCAATAGCAACAAAGGCAAACGCAAATGAAGTGTTAAGTTTAGATGATGCTAAAAATATTATTATGCTTGGAGATAAATATAGAGATCAAAGGTATCAATTAAATAAAATAGAGTCGGTTGATAAATTAAATTACCAATGGATGTTGGAAACTATCTTTGAGCGCAATTCGAGGGGCATAAAAACAAAAACAATTCCACTAACAAAAAATGAAGGTAAAAATTAAATTACTTTGGTACTTGATAACTTTTAATGAAATAGGAGTTAAAGCAATGCGAAGGGAGTTATTTAAACCTTACTTCAGGCAATTAATAAGAAACATTTATCACTAAATGAAACTTCCAACTATTAAAATAAACATAGCTAATTTATTATTGAAAATAACTACTTTAAAAGGAAGATACGAGATAAATAAAACATACTTGAAACTCCGTAAATTTTTAAACATATAAACAATGTCAACAGAAACAATTAACGGCAACACGGTAACAGTTAAGCAAGTTATAGCTGATGCAACCGATAGAAGTAAAACTGAAACACCTCCATTCTTTGAACGTATAAAAGGATGGGCAAAGATTGCAGCTTGGATATGTGGTGGTATTGGAAGTGTCGGGGTTGTAGTGGTAACTAGTGTTGCCTCTGGTGGTATAATAGTTCCCACTTGGATTACCATTGGTATGAGCGTTTTGTCAGGACTTGGAGTATTGGGTGCTGGCGTAGGTGTTGGTGCGGCGAAAGTTGCAAACCTAACCACAACAAATACAGAAATACTTTCCAGACCTTCAAATGAAATAGTACAAAAGTAATTATATTTTAGTAAATTTGTATTTGTTAATATTAACTTTAAAAATTAAAATCATGGACGAAAGAAAAGGATTCTTAACTCCCGAACAGGAGCAAAAAGTTGACGAGTTAATTGAGTTGAAAGGTATTTCTGAGGCTTTAGATGGTGCAGCGATCAGGTTAGTTGATAACTTGATACTCGAAAAATTAAAGGCAAAGATTCCGGCTGAAACATTACCGATCGTTTACGGTGTTATTGATGAAATATTCAATTCACTTATTGTTATTGCTGAAAAGTAATGCGACAACTTGTAGAAAAAACATTAGCAGACTTAGGATATTATACGCCTGATTCTGCTAATTTAGTTTTAGGCACTATTGCTCAAGAGTCGGCATATGGAAAGTATCGAAAACAATTAGGTAATGGTGTTGCTTTAGGTATATGTCAGATCGAGCCGAATACATATAATGACATCGTAAATAACTACCTGAAATATCATCATGAATTAATTGAAAAGATTAAGTTAGTTTGCGACGTTTCAGAACTTAATTTAAGTGATTTATATTTGAATGATCGTTTATCTATTTGTATGTGCAGAGTTCATTATTTACGACAAAAAGGCGCAATACCTGGCGATTTAATTGGTCAGGCTAATTACTACAAAAAATATTACAATACTTATTTAGGGAAAGCAACAGTTCAGCAATATATTGACAATTTTAATCGGTACGTCGTTAATGATCTGAATTAATTACTATATTCGTGTAGGTTTTTTTCATGTTTGGTTTTAGGTTTAGTTAATTAGTTTTACCGGATAGTTCTCAGCTATCCGGTTTTTGTGTTTTATAGCATATGTTTAACCGATACAACCTATTAAATTATTACTTTACTTTGAATCATAAATTAATCACATAAAAACTAACGACATGAAAAAACAAATTCAAAACATTGGAGCAACGCCTGATATTAATGGTAAATGGAAAGCAATTAAACCAAAAGCCTCGAACGGATGGTGGTATGTTGTTAATTCTAATGGCGATGATGTATGCACTAACTATAGATGGTACGATGGAACGATTGCTAAAATGATTGCAAAAGATCACAACGAACAATTAAAAGTTAAAAAAGTATTGGCAAAAACACCATTTAAATAATTAACCATGAAAACAATTTTCGATCACACCGTACCACAAATCAAGTTTGAAAAGTTCATGCAAAAGATTCAAACTAAAGTTATGATCTTCGGATTAGCCTTTTTCGCTTTGATCATTTTACGTTTAATCTTTAACTTTTAGAGCCATGAATATAATTATCGGATTTTTAGCCTTTATTGGATTTATGTGCATATTATGTACTATTGTTTTTATGATCTTATTAGCATTAAATTGGCTACCTATTGATGATGAAAAAGAAAGCAAATCTGAACTTGATAAAATGATTGAATCAGAAAATCAAACTACAATATTTTAACCATGAAAAAGCGAAAAAATAAGATTCCATCTTTTATTCCAAATCAACCGAGTGCCGGATATTTTGGAATTGAGAAAGGAACACGAAATGAACTTGAATTACGCAAACAGCGAGAAAACCAAAAGAAGTTAATGCTAAACAATAAAAATAATAAATACTAAAACTACATGAAAACTAAAATCGAAATTAAAACTATTTGGGGTTCGTTATTATTTGAATATGAATGTGAAAACAACTCAGTAAAAGAAACGGTAATTAATGCCATTAAATCAGGTGCAGACCTGATCGATGCAAACCTGAGCGATGCAGACCTGATCGATGCAAACCTGAGCGATGCAAACCTGAGCGGTGCAAACCTGATCGGTGCAAACCTGAGACGTGCAAACCTGATCGGTGCAAACCTGATCGGTGCAAACCTGAGACGTGCAAACCTGATCGGTGCAAACCTGAGCGATGCAAACCTGATCGGTGCAAACCTGATCGGTGCAAACCTGAGACGTGCAAAAATAAATGAGAATACAGGATATTTTAATATTTCTTGTCCTGAGGAGGGTTCATTTATTGCCTTTAAAAAAGCATCTGGTAAAATAATAAAACTGTTAATAACAGAAACATCAAAAAGAAGTTCAGCAACCTCTTTAAAATGTCGTGCATCAGAAGCTAAAGTATTATCATTTGAAAATTTAGATGGTTCTGAATGTCAGTTAACTGAAATTGCATCAAATTACGATTATAAATTCATTTACAAAATAGGTGAAACGGTAACAGTAGAAAACTTTGATGACAACCGATGGAATGAATGCTCGACAGGTATTCACTTTTTTACTTCTAAAGAACAAGCAAAACAATATAATTAAAATCAAATCACATGAAAAACTTAATCGAATTTTTATCAGACTTTATGAATGTATGGACGTTAATTTACGTAGTTTTAATCCTGTTCTTTGCTATCCTAGCAATGGTATTCTTTAAACGTCTTAAATCAGCGAAAAAGAAGCTAAAAGACTATAAGTTTTACAATACCGTATCGGCTCAGACTATTGAAGATTACGATAACCAAATCAAGTTGCAAGACTGTGAAATTGCAGAGCGTAAAAAGTATTTTGAGGATGCAATAGTAGAAATTACTAAATTGACAAGCGAAAACAAATTACTCAAATCATGCAATCAAGACAATTTAAAGTCTATCAAATATTGGAAAGAAAGAGCCTTACACCAAAAGCATACTAAAAAAGTGGTTGAATCCATTAATTCTGATTTATGGGAATGTATCAATGATCAGGATTACATGAAAGAATTATTCAACATGAATAACAGGTATAAGGAATTAAATATTAAATCAAATAAAGATAATTTATTATTTCTTATTGGAAACGACAATGCTTCATATTTAGTTTACAAAAAAGACTTTAAACTAGTACAACTATGAGCCGGAATAAGAAGTTCAAAAACGAACCAAATACCCACGAAAATTGCATCCACGAACAAGCAACAGGTTCATCCAGAGATCGAGCCTTAAAGTTGCTTAAAATGTGCAAAGAACGTGAATCAAAACGCAAACATAAGATTGTAATTATTGACAGCAAAACTTATTTGCTGAAAGCGATATAGATTTTACTTTAAATTGTAGTATATGTCAGAAGTAAATATTACTTTTGTATATGCTACAATTTGGAAAACACATAGTCGATTCATTTCAAACAATATCTATCAAACGTGATAGACTTCCGGTTGTAGCAAACCAAAGATTTAACCATGTCCATTTATTTGGGCGTGGTTTTATCATTTTATTGCGTGGTTATGCTCGAAGTCTTACTCCACAAACAGACTCCTTATTCTGCAAAAAGACCGGAACTTCACATGAATATATTTTATCAAGTACAACCAGTTGGCGCAATGTGGACAACTCACAACGTCAGACGTAATCCTATTTTTTAGTCACTTGATAAAACGAATGGCAGTACGGATACTGTTTTTATGATTGAGGTAGGAAAAACTAAAAAGGTAGTCAAAAAAGTTTTTCAACTGTTTTCTTTAATATTGATCTAATTTTAAACAGATCGAAGCTATTAAGATTACGGATATAAAGTTGTATGAGAATAAATGAAATAAACTTTCAAATGATGTTTTATAGCATAGGTTTAAATTAGATCAAACGACTAATAATGAATATTTTTGTTTCAGTATTAATCAAGTAAAACAAACCAAATGAAAATCACAGCAATTGAATTAAACGAATCGGAATTGAAACAAGTATTTGATTATTTAGTTTCAAAGTTTAACACCGAAGATCAAAAACAATCACTTCAGTTTGATCTATCAGAATTAAACGGATTTGAAAATGTTGATAATATCAATATCGAAGCTGAATTGAAACTTTCAACTTACTATTCCGACAAAGACGAAAACAACCAAACATATATTGAAGATCGTTATTGTGATTTTAAAATGACTTTCTTTTATGATGGCGAGGAAATTAAAGAAAATTTCGACAAAGTATTTGAAATGATTGCAAAGTATTATGAAATCTAAAAATAACTAAACATGGAAAATCAAAAATTAAACCTGTTTGAGAAAATACAGGCAGTATCAAACGAAGTAAGAAACATATCAAAAGATATGACTGTTGGAAGTGGTTCTTACAGTTATAAAGCCGTTAGTGATATTGACGTTACATTAGCGGTCAAAGACGCTGAAACTAAGTTTAAACTTGTTTCTATACCTATCAAACAGGAACTTGTAAATTCAGAAGTTATCCGTATTCAAAAGAAAAACAACGAAGAAGGATTGACTTATGTAGATACGATCAAAATGACTGTTAAGATTATTGATTTGGAAGATACAACACAATCAATTGAAATTGAATCTTTCGGCAAAGGTATTGATTCGGGTGATAAAGGATTTGGCAAGGCTTCAACCTATGCAAGAAAATACGCTCTTTTAAATGCTTATAAAATTGCAACAGGTGAAGACCCAGACGGCGAAAAATCAAAAGAAACAACAACCGCAAAAACACCGTCAGAAAAAAGAGTATTAGTTGAAAACTATCTATTGAAAAACTCTGAAACTTGCCAAAAGATTTTACAGCACTTTAATGTTGGTGAACTTTCAGATATTACAGAGAAAGATATTTTAGTGATTTTCAAAACTTACTCTGAAAAGAAATTAATATGAACCTAACAATCGGAAGCGGTGATATTTCTGCCTTAATGTCAGGAATACATACGAAAGGATTTGGCGATTTAATGAGGAAATTTGTTGATGAATACAAACCTTATTATAACGCTTTGGCAAGTCCGATAGATGCACTAAGAACAGGCGCAATACTTGAACAGAACTACTTAAAACTTCTTTCAGATGATTACTTTATCCAGTATAAGGTAACCAATAAAGAAATGGACGTTTTCACATCAAGCATAGATTTTGCAAAAATAAACGGTGGTAAGGTAATTGATTTTGATGAAATGAAAACTATTCATTTTTCAGACTATATCGGTTTGATTATTCCAATGTTAGGACTTGATGAAAAAGCACAAAAAGAAATGATTCTAAAGAACTTTAAAAAATACTATTATCAAGTTCAAGTTCAATTATTTTGTGCCGAATTGGAAAGCGCAAATCTTGTCTTTGTTTCAGTTGATTCTTACAATGATGAGGAAAACTTTGCTAGGGAAATTCAGGAAAACGAATGTTCAAAGTTTAGGGTTTATCGGGATGAAAAGATCATTTCAGAAATAACTAAAAAAGGCGAAATATTCCAGACAATCAAAAACTATTTTAAGTAATGTCAGAATCTAAACCATACAACACCGGAACGTCAGATGGCTATATTCAGGCGTTAGATCAACTGCACTACTTTAAAAGTATATCAGCTACCATTGAGATAAAGCAAGTAAAATTAACACGCTCAAACACTCAAAATAGAGCTATTTATCTTTACTTTACCTTTGTCGCTGAAACACTAAATAATCATGGTTTATATTTCCAGACTATTGATCTATTTAGTCATCCGTTAGAAATGCAATGGGATAAAGATTTAGTAAAGCAATTTATCTGGCTACCTATCCAAAAGACCTTATTTGATATTGAAAGCACGACCAAGTTAACAACGACTGATATTAATACTATTCTTGACGTTTTAACTAACCATTTCGCAAAACTTAAGCTATCAGTTAGCTTTCCGAATCAATTCGATTACTACCTAAAACAAATAGGTTATTAAAAACTAAAACTATGACAGACTTTTTTGATGATGACTACGATGATCGATACGAAGATGATAATCCAGACTATTACCAATGTATGTGTTGTGGAAATATACAACAATCAAGTCAGGATTGCAATCATTGTTGCGGGCCAGTTATTGGTAAATTTATTTAGAATAACTGTTTTTAAACATACACCAATATTCTTTAAACCAGAAAGTAAAAATTAACTTTGAAAACAATTTAAAACTAAAACGACATGAAAAACCAAACATTAAAAAACAGATTAGTATTTTTATTAAAAAATGATGTAATAAAGTTTAATAGATATATGAGATTTTCATTATCAATTAAATGGAACTTTGAGTGTAATCTGAAATATGCTAATCTGGAATTTGCTAATCTGGAATCTGCTAATCTGAAATCTGCTAATCTGAAATTTGCTAATCTGGAATCTGCTAATATGAAATCTGCTAATCTGGAATCTGCTAATCTGGAATCTGCTAATATGAAATCTGCTAATCTGAAATCTGCTAATCTGGAATCTGCTAATCTGGAATTTGCTAATCTGAAATCTGCTAATCTGGAATCTGCTAATCTGGAATTTGCTAATCTGAAATCTGCTAATCTGAAATTTGCTAATCTGAAATTGGCTAATCTGGAATTTGCTAATCTGGAATCTGCTAATCTGGATATGTCATGCTTTCCGTTATGGTGCGGTTCATTAAAAATGAAAACAGACATTAAAATCAGAACTCAGATTGCCTTTCATTTTGCATCACTTATTTCAAGTTGTGACAATTCAACCGATGAAGAAAAACAGATTTACGCTAATATTTTAGAGTATGTAAATAAATTTCATCGTCAAGGTGTTGAACGATTAAAAGTACTTGAAAATGAGCAGTAAAAAATCAATATTAATCAAACAGATTCAACAACTTCAAGGAGTTGAAGCAGTGGAGCTAATAATGGTCGAACCATGCGAAGATAATTATATGCGATGCCATATATATTTCGATCCTGAAACGGTTGTTGATAGATTAACACCGGAAGAGGTCGCACTAAGGAATTACAATTCTACGGTTAAACGTGGATTGATAAATTCTGAAACTACAAAGCAAGACTTTATAGATAAAATGAAAGAGGAAATTTTAGAACTTGAATTAGCTTTATTGAATAACGATAAGTTTAATGAAAACGAAGAACTTTCAGATATTAGTCACGTTTGCGATGCTTATGCTTTAAATTACGGAATAGATTTGCAATCCGAGAAAGAATCAAAGATGCGTTATAACGAAACAAGAACTGATTAGTGTTTTATAACACATACAATTAACATTCAACTAAATTCATTAAAAGTATTTTTGTAAAATATTAATAACGACTAAAATTAAAACATGAACAAAGAATTAACCTACGAAGATTTTTTAAAGACCAAACAAAAGCAAATTATTGAATCAGGTTTTGATATTGATGAATCAGAACTTAATCCGATGCTTTTTGACTTCCAGAAGTTTACAGTTAAGCGAGCATTAAAATCCGGCAAGTATGCAATTTTTGCCAATACCGGACAGGGTAAAACACCAATGCAACTTGAAATTGCTCATCAAGTATTTTTAAAGACACAAAAACCTGTTTTAATTTTAGCACCTTTGGCAGTTACCGGACAAACAATCGAGCAAGGTGTTAAGTTTGGAATTGAAGTAAAATGGTTTACAGAAGATTCAAATATCAGTATTGCTAACTACGATCAACTTGAAAACATTGATACTGAAAAATATGGATGTGTTTGTCTGGATGAAAGTTCTATCCTAAAAAACGAACAAGGCAAGTTTAGAAACTTACTGATTGATACATTCAAAAAGACTCCGTATAAATTCTGTTTTTCAGCAACACCTTCACCGAACGATCCGATGGAACTTGGCAACCATAGCCAATTATTAGATGCTATGACGTACAATGAAATGCTTGCCATGTTTTTTGTTAATGATATGCAATCAACTCAAAAATGGCGGTTAAAAGGTCATGCAATTGATAAATTTTATGAGTTTGTTAGTACATGGTCTATAATGTATTCACACCCTAAAGATATTGGATTTGATGCACCCGGATTTGATTTACCAGAACTTGAAATAGTAGAATTGCAAGTTTCAACTCCACTTCCAGACGGTGTAATGTTCCCGGGTATTGCGGTTAATGCAACTGATTATAATTCATCACTTCGGGAAACTGAAACAGAACGAATTAAAAAGACTATTGAAATTATAGAGTTGCTTCCAAAAACTGAACAGATTATTGTTTGGACAAAACAGAATGATGAAGCTAAAAACATCTATAAACAATTAACTGCACTTGGTTATGACTGTCGCAATGTTCAGGGTTCAGACTCCAATGAAAAGAAAGAAAAAGACTTACTTGGATTTGCTCACAATGATTTTCAAATATTAATCACAAAACAGTCTATTGCTTCTCAGGGATTAAATTATCAAAATTGCGGAATACAAATATTCGATTCGATTGATTTTAGCTTTGAAGGAACTTATCAGGCGATGAGAAGATCGTGGAGATTTGGAAGAAAGGAAAAAGTAACTTGTTACATGGTAACTACCGACCGGATGATTAATGTTCTGAAAATATTACAGGATAAGCAAAAATCATTTGAATCAATGCAATTAAACATGGTCAAAGCTGTAACTAAAAATTTAAATAATAAACTAACAAATTATTCAATGAACTCAGAAGATTTAAAATCAGATAATTTCTGGTTAATGCGTGGTGACTGCGTACAAAGGATTAAAGAAGTATCGGACAACTCAGTTGATTTAATTGTGTTCAGTCCTCCGTTTGCAGATTTATACACATACTCGAATTATATTGAGGATATGGGCAACGTATCGGGATATGATCAATTTGTTGAACAATTCAGGTATTTGGCTAACGAACTTAAAAGGGTAATTAAACCCGGACGTATTATTGCAATTCATTGTATGAACTTACCTACTCAAAAAGGTAGAGATGGATTTATCGGATTAAGACGTTTCCCTGACATGATCAGCGATATGTTTGAATCAATCGGTATGTTTTTACATTCAGATTTTACTATCTGGAAAGATCCACTTTTGGCAGCTGTACGAACAAAAACAATCGGATTAGCTCATAAACAGGTTACCAAAGATATGAGTATTATTCGTGCCGGAATTGCCGATCGTGTACTTTGTTTTAAGACAAAAGAACAGAACGAAGTGCCGATTCAGTTGGATGATATCCGGTTCACTTATTACGTTCCAATGCACCAATTCGATGAGTTTCCGAGAGATGTTAACGGATTCAATGAACATTGGGGATATGATCAGGAAAGTAAATATTCAAAAACAGAACAGTACTCTCATCAAGTTTGGCAGCGTTACGCTTCGCCTGTTTGGATGGATATTGACGTAACAAATACGCTTCAATGGATGAACGCAAAAGCAAATAACGATGAAAAGCATATTTGCCCACTTCAATTAGGAGTTATTGAGCGCATTATTTTGCTGTATTCTAATCGTGGCGAAACCGTTTTATCTCCGTTTGGTGGTATTGGTTCAGAAGGTTATCAGGCTCTTAAAATGGGCAGAAAATCAATATCAATCGAGTTAAAAGATTCTTACTTTGAAATTAATAAAAGAAACCATTTGACCGCTGTTGAGCAAAATGGACAGTTATCAATGTTTTAAAACTCAAATATGTAACCAAACCAGAACAATGACCAGATAAGAAGCAACTCAATTCGCCTTGAAGTCACTTTTCTATCTGGTCATTCGCTAAAACTTTAAACATGAAACAAAAAGATAAATTAACCAAAATAGCCAGAATATTAATAAATCCTGACTTATCAGAAGATGAAAAGTTAGAACAAATCAAAGCTATTTGTTTGATCGAAGTAAAATCCAGATTGGTACCTGTTAAAGAGTTTAAATATCGTATTGATCAGGTCGAGGATCGTATTAAGAAAGAATCAGGATTTACGGTCGATCAGATTAATAAATTAACTGGAAGGGAATGTATTTGGCGACAAATGGCGCATTATATGGCATGGAAACATACTAATCAATCATTAAAGGCAATCGGTCAGTATTTCGGCAAAAAGGATCATTCAACCGTTCTCAATTCAGTTAAGGTAATTAGCAACTATTTAGAAACAGATCGAACATTCAGGGAACAATATCAGGACTTTTTAAATAACTAAAATGGAACAGATATTAGCG